GACGCGACGGTCTACAGTGGGGTCAGGTTCATCGACAACGTGCTGGAGTTCTCGCGGATCGACGGCGGTGCGTTTTTTTCCTGTACTGTCAAGCTCCTGATCGCTGCTGAGGTGAATGGCTGATGGCAGGTGAAATCCAAACACTCTACACCACGTTCACGGCTCGCACGAGTGCGTTCCACGCGAAGCTGAAGAAGATGCAGGCCAGTCTGGTGAAACTCCAGGCGGCGACCGCCAAGGCTGGCAAGGCCATCGGCGCGAGCTTCATGCGGATCGGGATGGTCGCCGGGGTCGGTGCGGGTGCGGCGGTCAAGGTCTGGGCCGACTTCGAGAAGCAACTGGCAAGCGTCTCGACGATGCTGAGCGGGCATACCGGCCCGCAGATGGAGAAGTTCAAGAAGCAGTTGCGGTCGATGGCTGTCGAGTTCGGGGAATCGACCAGCTCGCTGTCCAAAGGCTTGTACGACGTTCTGAGTGCCAGCGTTCCCGTTGAACACGCCATGAGCGTCTTGCGGGTGAGTTCTAAAGCGGCAGCGGCAGGGATGACGGATACCGGGACGGCGGCGGATGTCCTGACGACGATGATGAACGCCTACAACCTGGAAGCCACCGACGCCGGGCGGGTGAGCGACATCCTGTTCAACGTGGTCAAGCGTGGCAAGACGACGTTCCCCGAGCTGGCTCAGTCAATCGGGATGGTGGCGACGAGCGCGGCGAAGGCGGGCCTGACCATTGAGGAGCTTGGCGGGTTCTACGCGAGTCTGACCAGAGCGGGCATCAACACCCAGATCTCCACGACGGGGATCAGGGCGGTGCTGTCCACGTTCATGTCGCCAGCGAAGGAGGCAGCGGAAGCAGCCAAGGAGTTCGGGTTCGAGTTGAATACGGCGACCCTCCGCAGCAAGGGGATCGTCGGCATTCTGAAGCTCCTCGCCAAGGTCGCCAACGAGAATCCCGACGCCCTAGCAAAGATGTTCCCGAACGTCAGGGCGATCACCGCCCTGCTACCCGCAGCAGCCAACGCCGAGGCGTTCGCCGAGGATGTGCGGTCGATGGGTGCTGCTGCTGGTGCGACCGAAGAAGCGTTCGAGAAGATGAAGGAGACGGTGTCGTTCGCGTTCGGCAAGATCAAGCAATCAGTCGTCGTCGCGTTGGGCGAGGTCGGCGAAGGGATCATGGCGGGCCTGAAAAAGGCAGACGTTGACATCAGTGCGTTCACGATAGGAGGAGGAGCGAAGTTCCAGGAGATGGGTCAGAAGATCGGTAAAGCTCTCGCCAATATCATCGAATGGCTCGACAGGAACAAGGCGTCGTTGATGGCGGGATTCTCGGCGATCATGAGCGTCGTCGGGGCCGTTGGCGCGTTCCTTGCCAAGTACCCTGCGCTACTCGGCGCGCTGATCGCTTTGAAGATCACCGGGTTCCTGGGCCTCAACACGGCCATCGTCGCGACCATCGCGTGGATTAAGACTCTGTACATGACGACGATCCCGGCGTTGTGGGCTGCGTTGCTCAAGGCTGACCTGTCGATGAAGGCACTCACCGCCAGGTTCCTGACGTTCAAGCTGCTTGCCGGTGGGATGATTCTTGGCGCACTCATCATCGGGATGCAGAAAGCGGCAGAGGCGTTCCAGAAGTTCCGTGACGTGGTGCGTGAGGGATCCGAAGCCCTGCGGGAGATGCAGGCTGAACGGACGAAGATGCTGGGCGGCAAGATCAGGAAAGCCCTGGCGAGGCCAGAGGGCGAGGCCCGTGACACCGCAATTGAGCAGGCGAAAGAGAATATCGAAGACGAGATGCAGATGGCCCAAGGCCAGGTCAAGTCGTACACCGACGCCCTGACAGGGGCACGAAAGAGACTTCGCGCCGAAGAAGACCGGCTCGACGAAGAGCTGGGTGGCCTTGGGAACCCGCTCACACTAATCGCCGACTCCGCAGTCATGATCCGAGAGAAGGCCAATATCGTAGCGGGCCTATCCGATTTGGCTGACGCCAGAAAGAAACTTGCTGACGCCAAGAAGATGGCCGAGGAAACGGCGAACATACTTGGCACCACTCTCGACACAGACCGCTTAGGTCGTCAGAGGTTCGCACCGGGAGGAGTAGCACCCCCACCCACGGCAGCCCCAGCAGCAGTCGGCGGTGCTGCGGGCGGCGGCGGTGCTGCGGCAGGCGGTGGTGCTGCGGCAGGCGGTGGTGCTGCGGCAGGCGGTGGCGGCGGTGGCGGCGTCGCTGCTGCGGCTGAGGAGGTCGCTGGCGCGATAGCCGGGGCTGTGTCCGATCAGGTAGGACGCCAGCTAGAGGAGGATTTCGGACGGGAAGGCGCGAGGGCAGGCCAGGAGCTGGCGGCGTTCCTCGACATGAAGCCGACCGAGGATCAGATCCTCAGCTTTATGTCGTCGCTGGACGGCATGACGGCGCAAGAGTTTATTTCGGCGACGGATGCGCGGCAGAAATGGATCGACATTGGCGGGACGGTTGAGTCGGCGAACCAGAAGATGGTCGAAGACACTGCCAGGGCAATCCAGACCAACGAGGCCAACGAGGAAGCGGCTCGTCTACGAAAAGCCGAAGCCCAGCAACGAGTCGATCTGCAAGAAGAACAGAACCGCCAAGGATCGTTGATGCGGCGGATGGAAGCCGAGAAGACGCACGGCAACGCAGAGACTCAGCAGTTCTTACAGGCCAGCCAGGACCGACTTGCCAAGTTGAGCCAAGACATGGCAGCGGGGTCGATCACGATTGCCCAATACCAGCAAGGATTGTCGAACGTCAACGCAGGCTTCGGTGCTGGTACGCGGTTCGCTAACGTCCTGGCGCGAGCGTCGAAGCAGGGCGCATCAGGTATCGGACAAGCGGCACAAAGTTTCAAAGACCTACAGGGTAAACTGTACGCTGGAACAATAACACAGAGCCAGTTCAGTGCCGGGCTGCGCAAGCTCACCATAGATATGCAAGCAGCCACCAAGGCTGCGCAAGACGAAGCCGCAGCCGAACGGCAACGCGCTCAGGCAATGCAGCAGTCGGCACAGCCATCGGGCGGCGGCGGTGGCGGCGGTGGTGGCCAGCAGGTGGACGGCAGCAAAGCTCACCCGCTGGACGTGATGTTTCGCAACTTGTCGATGGCACAGTCTCGGGAGCAGTTGCTGAATCCCAAGCCGTTCGGGCGAGATGTGGCAGGCTTTGGCATCAAAGGAATCCGGCAGCGGGGAGCAGCCTTCGCTCGTGCCCAGATGGACGTGAAGTCGATACAGGCAGCGATCGCCAACTTCCAGCGACAACAGATGATGGCTCCGATGATGGCAATGAGGGCCAACCAGCCTATGCGTGGTTCGATTGCCGGTGACCCGGGACTCGTGACGCAGCGGGGCGGCAACATCACCGTCGAACTGCCGAACGTGAGCCGAGTCAACAACGAGGACATCGCTTCCCTAGCCGACAGGCTGGATGATGAGATGTCCCGGCGTGGAAGGCAGAGAGTCTAGTGGCACGCTCGGCCAACATGCCTGACTCGTTCAAGTCCGAGATGACCCGCGCGGGTGGCTCGTTCCCCAGGTTCGTCTTGGGCATCGACTACGATGGCACGCTGAAATACTACAGCGATGTTGCCATCGGCACGTCTGAGCTGAACGCGACTGGCAATATAACCGACTGGGGCCAGCTCCAGTTGCAGGCGACGCCGGGCGCGGTGGGCGGTCATCAGAACATCTCGCTGACGCTGGCCGACCCCGACCTGACCCTGATGGACGAGTTCACCGACTGGCCGGGCATCCAGACTCGCGCCTGCTACGTCTACCAGTATTATGATCCAGCCCCGACCGGCGGCGGGTGGGCGGATCGCATCACGCTGTTCAAGGGCGTCGTCGGCCCCGGCGTGAAGTTCGACGAGAAAACGGCGACGTGGAAACTGTCGCTGGTCGATATAGGAAAAAAGCACAACCCAACCATCGGGGTGCATTTCAGTCGCCAGATATTCTCGGAGATGAACTGCTCGACCTGCGGTGAGGATGCCATCATCCCCATCGCCTACGGCGACCCGGTCAAGGGCGTCAAGGGTTGTGTGATCCACCGACCGGGCCGAGGCGTGTTATGTCAGGCACCCTGCACGCCGGGTGGCTGGGATTATTTCGGTGGTGATGCTCCGTGTAACCTGAACATTCCAGATTTGTGGTTTGTAATCTGTCAGGAACAGATGTGGCAGTTCAACCCCGGCGAACAGTGCGTCGTGATCGGCGGGTCGGAGGCGGTGTGCGGAAAGCTCCACAATAACGGCCTGTTCGAGATATACGATTACCACAACTACAGCCACTTTTCGTGGGATGCCGGGAGCCAGCGCGATGCACGCGAGGCATGGGTGGCTACCGGGCGAGGGTCGTACTATGTGACGGGGGGTGTAAAGTATCTGACGCTTCCCAAGTCGGCATTCGCAGACTGGACGAGGGGCGGTTATGGTTACCAGCACTCGTTAAGAGTGTGGGCCAATTGCGGCGGTCGGTGGATCGTGATGACCGCGAATGTCTGGGCGTCGGTTTCAGGAAGTCATGTCGCATTTTTCAACACAGGCGGTGGCCCCGGCGACATGACTGATCCGTGTCCAGATAACAACTATGAGTTCATTGCCACCCGGGGTGGCAATGAAACCGAGGGAGGAGGAGGTCTTATCTATGGAAATACGTGGGCGGAAGGATGGCAAATAGGCACCACAATCATCGCGGGCGACCCGTTCGTGTACGCCGTCAACTTCCTTCCCAGCGAGGAGGTCGAGGATATTTACTATGCGGTCCTCGACGACTCAACCTATGAGTATCCAAATAAATTTCCACACGACTCGTGGTCTGCTAACCTCAACGACAAATCCTACAACGTCGCGTTGCAGCGTGACCCGAGCGATGACGGCATAACGACCATCACCCTGTATAAGTGGTGGCTCGTGTTTAACCCGTTGCTGTGGAGGCAGTACAACAACCGTTCTTGGAAATGGAGACTCGACACGATTCTGGCGAACATCAAGGGAATCGTCGGACACAAGGATCACCGGGCCTACGACGGCAACGCGCTGAAACATCCGGTTGATGTCATCGAGGACTATCTGACCAACCCATTCTTGGGAAACACACCGTACTCGCTGATCGACACCGCGTCGTTCGACGAGGCCAAGGACCGTATCGACGACCTGACGCAGGACATCGCCCCGACATATGCCCCACAGGGATTGCGGTTCGCGTTTGCCCAATACAATCCCGAGGAACTGAACAATCACGTCCAAGAGATGGCCGTGCAGGGCACGCTGCTGTTCTTCTGGGATATGGGCATGGCGACGCTGCGGCCCATCTTCCCAAACTGGTTGCAGTCTGACACGGTCTTTGAGGTCAACGAGTCTAATCAGCGGGACGACACGTTCGGCTTCGGCCTAATCGACATCGAGAAGTCGCCAACCGAGCTAGTCGGCTTGTTCAGCGCGTGGACGCAGCATCGTTCCCAGACGGGCAACCGGGACATTCGCATTGAGCAGCGGATTAGACGCAGGTCTTCCGAGGCTGAGTTGTTCAGGCCGCGCAAGTCCGAGTCGGTGACGATGGACTTCTATCAGGAGGTGTACTCAGTCAACTATGTTCTGGAGACGTGGTTGCGTGATCGGGTGAACACCAGCGCGAACGTGACTGTTACTCTGTACCTCGACGCGATGCACCTGCAACCCGGTGACATCATCGACATCCAGAGGCAGAGTGGTGCGCCGAAGGTGTTGCTGCACAAGCTGGCACGGGTGGAGTCGGCGACGCAGAACATCGGCGACTCTCGCAACGGCGAGCCGGGCCTGATCAAAGCCAAGAGTCAGATCAGGCTAACCGACTTTGCGATTGAGGCAGCTCAGTTCATCGAGCAGGATTGTGATGCGTCGATCACTGCCCCAGGGGAGACGACACAACCGCCGTCGCCGGGTCCAGCTACGACGACCGTGCTGCCGACCAGCACCACCCAGACTTTGCCACCACCAACAACGCTGCCATCCACCACGACGGTTAATCCTGTACCGCCGACGACCACGACATCGGGACCGACGACGACGCCTCCAACCTGCACCGCGTCGGGTGACTGCGCGTGGAGGTACGACCCAACTGTCGCAAACTCAGGAAATCCGTGCTGGCCGTTCGTCCTGATTGACAGCGACTGCACCGGCTTTGAATTCTGCTACCCGGTCTACTCCTCCGGCAACGCGAGCGGCTGCCCGTCTGGCAATCCGGGGTTCCTGCAATGCCTCAACACTCCCTGCCAAACGCCGGGGACAACAGCTCCGACAACGACGACCAGTACCAGCACCACGCTGACAACCCCGTCGCCGAATTGCAGCACCTATCCCGATTGCTGCTGGTTGTGGATCGGAAACACGTCGGGAATGGGCTATTACACAGAAATATTCTGGATGAACGAGCGCTGCACCACCCACTCGGGCTGCGACTGCAACATGACGCCACCTAGTGCATACGCAGGTGGCCAGTGGTGCATGCCATGCAACTCAGGATGGGCGACGACGACCACGACCAGCACGACAACAACTACACCTCCGACTTCGACGACCGCCACGACCCAGATGGCGTGTCTTGGTCAATGTGCGTGGCTATGGCAGGGCGCACCGAATCAGCAGGGAAACGGATGGTACGGATGGTGGACGCTTCAAAGCAATACTTGTCAGGGTGACACAGAGTGCGGATGCTGCGATCCGGTCGCTTCGGGCGGCACTGTCCCGCAAGGCCAGCCGAGTTTCAACCCCGACCAGACGCGCCCCGGCTCGATGATCTACACCCCGTGCCAGACTGCGGACTGCGACGAGAGTGGCACGACCTCCGCCCCAGCCACCTCGACGACCACGACGGTGCCACCCGTCACGACGCCCGCAGTGACGACGACAGTGACGACCAGCGTCACCACGGCACCGCCGACGACCACGACCACCGTGTCACCTGCCGGAACGTGTGAAGGCAGTTGCACCTACATCTGGCAGGAGGGGAGCTGCGACGGGTTCTGTCATTACAAGTGGGACAGCAGACTGAGCCGGTGGACGCTCGAAAGCACAGAAAAGTGCATTTCGTCTGGTGGTGCGTCGTGTGAGTGCGATCCCTACGATTTGGTCAACATTGACCCCGGCGATGCCACGGTTGGTGGTCGGCGAAACTTGGACGGATCAGGCATTCCGTCACCCAACACATGGTTGGCCGGTTGCACTTGCATTGGTGTGTCAGCGAGCCAGCCGAACAATCAAGGCGACTGCTCAGGCGGGTACGTTCTGCTGAAGGCATCGTGCGGGGGAACTGACACCTACTGCAAGTGCCCGAACCCGCCGACAACCAAAGGCGAGAACAGGCTTGTGGTGGATTGCGTGAGCTGGTCATCGGTGTATGCCGGAACTACGACTACAACGACAACCACAACGACGACTACAACGACAACCACCACGACGACAACGGAAGCCGTCACGACCACGACGACCACGACGACCACGACGACCACGACGACCACGACCGCAGCCCCGCCTGATCCGTGCGACGCAGCACCGGGTGCCCCGTGCGTTTGCGGTTGTGCCCAGTTCACGTGGACTGGTTTCAATTACGACACGACCCAGAACCTATGCACAGGCGTCTGCAGTCCTCCAACTCCGCCATTCAGCAACGTGGGGATGGTCATCTACCGCTGCTGCGAGTAGCCTGCCTTGAAACCGTTTGCCCCGCCGGGATCATACGCCGGTGATAATATTTTCCGCTGCTGTTCCTAGGAGTGACCCATGAGTACCCCGTCGTTCTCTGCATCAAGTTCGGCGTCTCGACCAGCCTCGTGGAAGCCAGGAACCAGACCGGGCGGCGGCGGTGGTGGCGGTGGTGGGGGAACATGCACATGGACGTGGAACGCCGGAATGGTGACATACGAGCAGTCGGCCAGCGAGTGCAACGCTGGCTACGCATGCGCCTCGCCGCCGTTTGAATACGAGGGCAACACGGTCGTCAAAGACTGCGTTTCCAGCTAACCTGAGAAGGATAAACACATGGCCAATTATGCGACCGAGAAGGTTTTCGCGGCACAGACAGCCAGCGGACAAAGCACGACATACGACTGGCCTGGCGGCATCGGTCAGTTCATCGTCGAGGGGACGTGGAATGGGGCGACCGTCAAGTTGCAGGTCTCGCCGGACGGTGGCACGACGTGGTTGGATGTCGGCAGCGACGTGACGCTGACTGATGACGGCATTGGCAACTTCGAGCTGGGCGGCTCCAGCAACTTCAAGATCCGCGCCGACTTGG